TAATTTTCTAGTTGATTCTACTGGTTCGCCCCAGTGAAGTTCTATATCTCTACACATTGCGAATATTTTTTTGCGTTGTTCTATAGATAGTTTTTTATTGTCCGGAACCTCTACTTCTGCTTTTAGTGGATATCCGTTTTCTAGTAAGTCAATGTGACTTTGTTCAAGTTCAACACCAGTAGCAACGACGGAATAAGTACCGTCATTGTCTTTCTGGTATCTTGTAATGTATTGCATTTAAACCACACCTTAAAACGCTAAATCTTGGTCGTCATATCCAAATTGGCCACTGCTTTCAAATGGATTGCTTTGTTGAGACATTGATGTTTGTTGTTGTGCCCCGTTATTTTCTTCAGCTTTTTGCTTATCTGTCTTCGGAATAGGTTTGTTAACAACATCATCGCCCTTTTTGTAAGGTTTAATAAATGAAAAATCCGTAAAATACTTACCTTCATCTTCATTGAATTTCCATTTCAATACCAAGTGACAAAACTTACCAATAAGATCATTGGTATCAAAATCTAAGCTAGGAAGATTTAACTTAATACCTAATCGAGTAACTAATTCAATCAATTGTTTTTCTTGGAAATCATATTTATACGGCGGTACAAATTGATTATGTTTATATTGTTTGCCTTCATCATTTTCAAATACGATTGTGAAATATCTATTTTCTCTATCATTGAATTCAATATTTTTAACTTTCACTGTGAATTCTCCAGCTTGAAACCCTGCTGAGCCGTTATAAAACTTTTCTTGATTTGTTTCTTTAGTAAATTGCGCTTGTCCTGTGATTTTCATAATTAAATACCGTCCTTTTAATTAATTTTTAGTTTCCATTTCTAATTGCTTCTACTACGTCCGTAATGCTAGGATTTGCAAATTTCTTATTGTTAATTGTTATTGAAGGTGAATGTCTAATCTTTGTTTCAAACGTATTAGAAGGTTCAGCGTTTAGAATATATCTAGCTTTCTTTTCTCCGTTATCATCAAATTCTTCAATCATTGCCCTAGCTAACACATCACTTTGAGAAGTAATAGCTTTTTTAATTTGTTCTTGCGCTTCAATAGTGATAGTAGGGTTGATAGTGCTACCTTCATCATCTTTATCTTTGTTGATACCTTCATGACCTGTAATAACAAAGTGGAATTTGTATTCTTCTTGAAGTTTTCCTATTAATCTGTACATACTGACAATTCGTTCAGCAACTTCTCCCCAATCATTAAACGTTGGTTTTTTAGACTTATTTTTCATCACATCATTCAATGTCATATCTCTAAGTTTTTGAATAGTTTCAATAACTACAACATTGATTTCTTGTCCGTTTTCTCTCATCTCCTGTAAAATTTGAGGTAAAAAATTTACAACATAAACAAAGTGTTGATAGTTCTCGATTTCTACGTCTGATCCTTCGTCAGTAACCGTTGTTCCACCTTCGTTAATGTCAATGACGAAAGCGTCTTTATCTCTTGTAGCAAACGTGGTTTTTCCTGAGCCAATTTTTCCGTATACTGCAAATTTATAGAATTTCCTTTTATTTTTCTCAGCGATATTATTTATCTTTAGTTTTTTGAGTATGCTTACTTTTTCTTGTGGTTCTTGTTTTTCCTCAGTCATGTTCTACCTCCTCATACTCAATTGTTTCTGTCACTGTTTTCTTGATTGCTTTGTGCTTAGACATATCAATAACAGTTTTGTCTAGTCCGTCGAATTCTCTTGCGTCTCGCATATCAGTTGAATACTTCACTGTATCGTTCACTTCGGTTGGTCGGTTTGTAATAAATAGATTTTCATCTTTATGCTTGATTAGATAAGTTACAGTCTGCTTCATAGCGACCTCCTACCATCTCATGACTAAGTTAATTAGTCTGTCCTGTTCGTCTGTGTTCTCTTCAATCCATTCATCTATTGCTTGGTTAAATAAGTCTGATGCCATATCTAAGTCATTCTCATCTACGACATAAGCATGTTTAATTGGTACGTTGTTCATATCTTTAACTTGTATTGATATGCCCATATGACCTTTTAAAATGAATAGCTTAAAATCGAATCCGTTAACATGAATATTTTTGCGTATGATTTCGCCTATTTCGTAATACATCTTGACTTCCTCCGTTTTTCGTTTTATATTGAACATGAATTTTTTCTTAAGTGTTTTGTTTGATACTGTTACTTGTTGGCGCAAGTAGCAGTTTTTTTATTCTTCATAAAAGTATTCTTTATAAAATATGAATGTTGCGATACTTGCGAATCCCGCAATTGACCACGCTGTAGTGAAGTATAGAAACGGCATGAGTACAATCGCTAAGACTGTGAAGCATAATACTGCTAATAGATAGCTTTTATAAATGTTACTCATTTTCTTTTTTCAACGCCTCCATTATTCTCTCGTCTGACAAGCCGTGATAAGGGAATTTTTCTCTAGCTAATTGGACTGGTATTCTGCCTCGAATCGCAATGTAACCTTCGTCTTCAAGCTCTTTATTCAGTTCTCTTATTATTTGTCCTGCTTTGGATTTTGAAACAGATAAAATTACCGCAAGTTCTTTAGCTTGCAAACTATTTTTTATCATATCTTTTTCTCCTTTTTATTTTTGTGTTGTGTATAATTTAGTTATCTCCTAGTGAAAGGAGGTGATAATTATGAATAATATAAATCTCACTCAACGACAGTTAGATTTAATAAAGAAAAATCAAGCTATCTTGTCTAAATTGCCTGTCGAAGCTTACGCTAAAGCCGCAAATACTATGAATAATTCGTATGTTATGAACGCTCTGGAAATTCAATCGACGGTTAATAATGTTATGAATAGCATTAGAATTAACCAATCGAAATTATCTAATTGGGCTTCCTATATGCATCAAGTAACTAAGAATCATCCAATGTTCAAATCTAATTTATTTTCTAATGAGGTTCTTAATAGTTTTATAAAATCTACGAGCATTCCTAAAAACGATATTTTGAAAATGTCTTATGCTCTTAGAAATTTGAATGTCGATGTAGCTAATAGTTCTACCTTTATTAAATCCATCAATCCTGCCCATCCAGTAGAGCAAAAACAACATGAAAGCAATAATTACAGCGGTAAAAAAATTGTCGACATAATGCATATTAATCACTCCAGTTTAGGTTTTATTAATGCTAGTTCTGTAGGTGTAAGCGGTAATGCTATTTGGGACTTTTTATTAAAGTTTATTAATAACGAACCAATAAATACTCCTTTTTATATTTCGGTACTTTTTATAGCGTATTTTTGCTATCTATTAACCAGTTTTTCAAATTCAAATGATGATTAGTTGTCGGATTTATCGATTAATCTCTTTAAGCAACTCTGCAACTGCTCGCAACAGTTCAGGGTTGTTTCTTGTTTCTAAATTACTGTTTGCATGTTTTAGTAAATTGAGTTTTAATTTACTTTTTTCTTTAGCGATTCTAAATTTTTGTAACATTTGTAGTTCCTCCTTTTAAGATGTTTGTGTTTCACCCAAAAACTTATTAACAAAGTATTGTTGTCCTTTGCCTGTTACTTTTGGCGTCTTACTAATTGATGTGTGACCGTCCGAATGTGTGATTGATGTTTCTTTAATTTCGAATAACTCACGTTCCATTGAATACTGTGTAGGCATGTTATAATCCACACCCTTGCGTTTAATAAGGAATCCGTTTTGACGTAACCACTCAAACAATCTGCGTTGCCCGATGTTTATACCGTTTTGTTTAATGATCTTTGCTAACTCTCCAACTAAAATTGATGTCTTAGTAGTAGCTACTGCATCTGCAAATACAATTTTTGGTTTATCACGTTCAATCTTTGTTTCTAATTGATTGATTGTGTTGTTAGCAATTTTTAAAGCACGTTGCATAATCATTTCTGGGCTATTCCATGCTTTTTCAACTTGGATGAAGTATTGTCTTGCACGTTTGCCAGGTTCACTACGTTGAATCATTGCAATCTCTTTTGCAGTGTCTAGTGTGAGTGCGTGGTCAGTTTGATTCTGACGACCTCCTAGTGGGTTATGGACAAAAATGTCCGTGACTATATAATCGATATTTTCTTCAAATCCGTAATCACTCATTCTTTCAAACCATTTTTTGTATGGAGTCTTAACCTCTAATGCTTGATGAAGTTCTCGACCGCTGATTGCGATTTCTCCATTTTCTTTTTCTTGTATGTTGAACATTTCGCCTATGTTCGATTTTGTTTGTAATGCTTGCATTTTATTTCTCCTTTACATTAGCGATATCAACTTGTAGTGCATCGCATATTTTTTTTACTGTGAGGAAACCGGGGTTTTTAACCTCTGTTTCGATAGATCGAATTGTCGAGTTTTGTAATTCCGTTAGCTTCGCTAGTTGATAGCGTGTTATCCCCTTTTCTTCTCTCAATTCTTTTAAGTTCAGCATCTTACCACTCCTTATTGTCCATAACGATATTTCGTTATATAATTAATCCAACCCCACTACATTGGGAGGTGATTTCCTTGCTTATGCGAGGTTTTAAATCATCCTGTGGTTTTATAGGTTAGTAAGTCTAAATTAGAACATCGTTTGTTGTGTTCCACAGTCAACCAAGAGACGTTAACTAGGGTATGCGTACTAGAAGGTAGTAACTTTTAGGACGCTAGACTTTGACGGAAAACCTAAGCACCATACAGGGCTGGGGACGATACCAGCAAAAATTGTGCTGTTAGTCGTAGTAATTAGAACCGAACAAAATTTCCGTAACACATACCTTCTACGACAAGGTGTGTGTTTTTTTATTGGAAACAAAATGTTTGTAATGCTTGCATAATATTTATGCTCCTTTCGTGTATAATGTTGTTATCAAATATTTAAGGTGGTTATTCTTATGGAATTCATACAATCTACTTTGTTTTCAAACGTTGTAGCTTTTCTAGCTTTAGGTCTATCTGCATACTCAATTTTTTATACTCGTTCTCAAAATAAGTTCAGTTTTGTTATTAGCGATCTTAATTTCTACTATGAAAATAATTTTGTAGAATTAAATTTTGTCGTCGCTAATGACTCGTCTAGAACTCATACTTTAGAAGAATTAATATTTTTAGATAAAAACAAAAATGTTTTAACACCTATTAACGTAGTATTGGAATCTGATGAATATTCATCTCTCGGTATATATAATCCAAGTTATTTGCATGCTCCAATCGATAAACAATTAGATAAACCAGAAGTTATGATAGCTAATTCGTCATCAGAGTTTTTATATAAATTCGAATTAGAACCTGCGTTTATAAAGATTGTTTCTAATCAACGAATAAACAAACTTAAAAAGTATAAGTTAATCTCTACCGATTCTTACGAGCATAATTAATATCGCTAAATTCATGAAAAAGTGAATTGCTAGTAGTGTGTTGGTCAGCATCATTTTGTATCTTCCTTTCGTGATTTTTGAATAACTTTTATTCAAATTGTTACTTCATAATCTTTTGTTGAGTAATAATATTTTTAATAACCTCAACATCTTGGTCGTCGAGTTGTAGCTCGGCGGCTTTTTTACTAAATTGTCCGTCAATAATTCTGTTGATTTCGTGCCACTGTGCGGGTGTGAATTGCTTTCTAAATTCTAAAAATTGTTTGATTGTTTGTTCCATTTGTTGTTCCTCCTTAAGTTAAAACTTTCTTTTTGCGTAAGTCTTCGTTAAAAAAAATATCTCTTCCTTCTTGAGGTGTCAATTCTAACGCAAAATAAATACCATTTATTACCGGGTAGGATGGTTTTGTTCTCCCGTGTATCATGTTAGATAAAGTATCTCTATTGACACCAATTTCTTCAGAAAGGGTTTTGATGTTATGTTCTTTCAAAGCCATTTTAGATTTCAAAAGTTTAGTATCTATAGGCATTTCTTTTCACCACCTTTCGCATTACGTAAGTAATCTTATCATGATGTTACAAAAGAGGTCAAGCATTTTACGAAAGTTTTTTAGAAAAATATTGCAAATGCCGAAAGTTTTCCTTATAATAGAACTATCAAGTAAAAGGAGCTGTATTACGATGTGCTTTTCAAAAAGAATGAAACAATCAAGAGAAAAACAAGGTATGACTTTGGCCGAACTAGGAAGAAAAATTGGTAAAACTGAAGCTACTGTACAACGTTATGAAAGCGGAAATATCAAAAATCTAAAAAACGATACTATAGAAAGTATAGCTACTGCATTAAATGTTAATCCTGCGTATTTAATGGGGTGGGTTGAAGAAAACGATGATGAAGTACAACATCGTGCAGCTCATTTAGAAGGAGAATTAACTGATGACGAGTGGCAAAGAGTTTTAGATTATGCAGATTATATAAGAAGTAAACGTAAGTAAAGGATGTATCAGATGGGATTATATGAAGAAACTTTAATACAACATGATTATATTGAAATAAGAGAGGCTGATGTGCTTCCAGATAATTTAGACGGGGTATGGTTAGGAGATTTAATTTTGATAAAGCGTGGTTTATCAGATAGAGAAAAAGCAGGAATTCTCTTCGAAGAATTAGCGCATAATAAACTTACATACGGTGATATAGCCGATTACTCGAATTTCAACAATCGCAAGTTCGAAAATTACGCAAGACGACACGGCTTTATCTCAGCAGTCCCGTTACGCGAAATTGTGGAAGCGCACAATTACGGTGTACGTAACTTGTATGAGTTGTCTGAGTATCTACAATTAAGTGAAGAATACATATTAGAAGCAATAGAACAATATAAAAAGATATATGGTATTGGTACTCACTACGGCGAATTCTCAATTACATTTGAGCCATTGAGAGTTTTTAAATTGCATCATATTGATTAACAGCGCCTGTGTGGCGTGAGGAGGATGAGGGATGGAAGAGAACGCACCTTTAGAAACAGCAGTTAATAATTTTAAAAAGATTCAAAATAGCGAGATTTACAAATTTAAATATATGAATTCATGGTGTCTTGAATATTCAGAGTTTTTATTGGATGAAGTTAGATTGTTAAAAGAAAACAAAAGTTACACCAGATATAAAAAAGGCACTATAATTTATGTAAAGTTAGGTGTTAATGTTGGCAGAGAGTTTTCTGGAAACCATTTTTGTATGGTACTTAATAATCACGATTCAAATAAAAATCCAATATTAACGGTAGTTCCACTTACATCTTCCAGAAGTAAATTCAATGTGCATATCGAAGAAGATTTGTTACCTTTAGTATTGGAAAAAATGGACGTAACGGGTAAGGATTTAGCTAAAAAAATCATGAACAATCTTGAAAAGGTGTCAAAAGCAGAAAACCCATACGATCAAAAATTACTTGATGAAAACAAATCGCTGAATGACGACTTCAAAAAATATTCGAAGGTTCGCAAAAGATATGAGCGATTCAAGTATAAAAAGACCTATGCTAACGTTTTAAATATCACTACAATCAGCAAGGATAGAATATCGAAAATTAATAGGTATGACCCTGCCGGAGAAATATCATATTCAAAAGAAACAGTAGATAAAATTGAAAATAGTATAAAAATTAGATTTCTTAGTTAAATCGCTTGAACTACACTCTCTTTGATGGTATATTACATATATACAAAACAAGCCGCTGAAATATTTGCGGCAAGCTTCAAATTAGACAAGTCGCTGAAATATTTGCGACATGAGAGGGTGCATCTGCGCTCTCTCTTTTTTTATACAATTTTCACGGGTAGCACGCCTACCCTTATTATTTTTTGCCAATTTTGAGGAGGGAGAAGCAAAATGCCAGTATATAAGGATGATAATACAGGTAAATGGTATTTTTCCATTAGATATAAAGATGTATACGGTAATAACAAACGAAAAATGAAGCGTGGGTTTGAACGTAAGAAAGATGCCAAACTAGCCGAAAGCGAATTTATACAAAATGTTAAATATGGATACTCGGACAATCAACCCTTTGAATATATATTTTTTAATCGTTTAAAAAATGAAAATCTTTCTGCACGCTCAATAGAAAAGCGAACTACAGAATATAATACTCACATAAAAGAAAGGTTCGGAAATATCCCTATTGGCAAAATCACTACTACGCAATGTACTGCTTTCAGGAATTATTTGTTAAACGATGCAGGTCTTTCTGTTGGCTATGCACGATCTGTGTGGGCAGGTTTTAAAGCAGTTATCAATTACGCCAAAAAGCATTACAAGCTCTTATACGACCCCACATTATCGGTAACTCCTATTCCCAGAACAAAACCACAAGCTAAATTTATCACTCGTGAAGAATTTGATGAAAAAGTAGAACAAATCACAAACGATACTTCTCGTCAGCTAACTAAACTGTTATTTTATTCTGGTCTTAGAATAGGCGAAGCTTTAGCTTTGCAGTGGAAAGATTACGATAAAATAAAAGGCGAAATTGACGTAAATAAGAAAATCAATTTAAGTAATAGAGAAATTGAATATAATCTAAAAAAAGAAAGTTCTAAAGGGATAATACCTGTACCAAAATTAATTAGAGAGATGCTTAAAAACATGTATAATGAATCTTCTAAAAGATATAAATATTTTGACGAAAACTATTTTATATTCGGGGGGTTAGAACCTATTAGATACGTTACCTATTCGTATCATTTTAAATCTGTATTCCCGAATCTAAAAATACACCATTTAAGACACTCGTACGCAAGCTATTTAATTAATAATGGTGTAGATATGTATTTATTAATGGAATTAATGAGGCACTCTAACATTACAGAAACAATTCAAACGTACTCTCATTTATATACTGATAAAAAACATCAAGCTATGAACATATTTGATTAA